TGCTCAACCTCATGTTGACACTACTGATGCCAAGACCGCTGAGGCCGGAGCGCGCAAGCGCTTCACTCTCACACCTCCCACTTTCGACCCAGAGCGTTTAGGGCGACTAACAGCTTATGTCAGGAAGTGGTGTAAGGATAATCTCGAACAATTGTCGCCCGAAGCTGACACCTCTGTTGAGGCTTGGCTTGAAAAGACCAATTACCCTGAAGCTCGAAAAGCCGAGCTTCTGCAGCGATGGCGCGAAGACTCTGAGACTTTGACTGAACGCGATTTCATAGTAAAGTCATTCATTAAAGATGAAACCTACCCCGAATACAAACACGCTAGAGTTATTAACTCGCGTTCTGACAAGTTCAAATGTGCGGTAGGACCTATATTCAAATTAATTGAAGAAGTAGTTTTCGCCCATCCTGCCTTCATTAAGAAGGTTCCAATCGATAAGCGTCCCGCTTATATGAAGAAGAGGTTGTACCGAGCCGGTGCCCGTTATTTTTACGGTGATTTCACCGCATATGAATCACATTTTTTGGCAGCAATCATGGAGGCCATTGAGATACCCATGTATGAGTATGTTGCCGAACATGTCAATGGCTCCAAGGAGTTCATTGAACTTGTTCGTGATGTCATCGCCGGTCGCAACCATTGTGTCTTCAAGTATTTCACGCTCGACGTAAACGCACGTCGCATGTCTGGTGAAATGAACACTTCTTTGGGTAATGGCTTCGCCAACCTCATGCTCCTCTCCTTCTTGTTCGAAGAATGCGGAGAAGGAGCCGTCTCGCCTGTTGTTGAGGGCGACGACTCTGCCACATCATTCATGAACTCCTGTCCCACCGCTGAAGACTTTGCCAGCCTTGGCTTCACAATCAAATGTGGAGTCTCGGACAATTTTGAAGAGCTCTCTTTTTGTGGTATGATATTCGATCCCGAAGATCTTGTCAACATTACTGATCCCGTTGATGCTCTGTCATCCTTTGGTTGGGCGCGCTCCGTTTATACTCGAGTAGCGCCGAATACACTCAAGAAGTTGCTTCGATGTAAGGCTTTGTCCTATGCCCACCAATACGCTGGATGTCCAATAATCCAAGCCCTTGCGATGTATGGACTACGCATCACCCGCGACGTAGACGTGTCCCGATTCATTTCTGAGTCGTTGGAATTAGACATGTTTACCCGCACGAAGTACAGCAATGCACTTCGCTGGTATCAGGAAACGTATGGTCCCCGAAAAGCATGTGAATACCGCATCCCTGCGGTCCCTGTCCCCATTCGCACCCGTCAGCTTTGCGAACGTGTCTTCAACATTGACATTCACACCCAAATCCAAATTGAAAAGTATCTCGACTCGCTTGAGACCCTGCAACCGCTTGCTGGTCCCGTCCTCGAGCTTGAGTACCCACCATCGTTCCACGATTACTTTGACCGGTATTCAGTCAAATGTGAGCGATTGGCGCAAGACCTTGAATACCCACCTTCAATCTGGCCACACATGGAAAATTTCAAGCCGGAATTCTAAATAAAAATAAAATATATAAAAACAAACAAAATAATCCTTTTCTCTGTCTTTCTTTCTTTCTTTCCGACATCCATTGTTTGGGACAACAAACACACTCCCTATGCGGGCACCATAG